AGAAAAAACATATGAATTTTTTAAAACATTAAATGAAAATTCAAATTTAATATCTGATTTTAAGTCCAATCATCCTATTTATGGCTGGGCAACAGAATCTTTTATGTTTAGCAGTCTTTATAAAGATTTTGAAAATAAAGATGACGCAGGAATTATGACTGAAATAATTAAAATTAGAAAAGAAACTTTAAATGACTATGTAACTAATAACTGCAAGTCTGAGATATGGCCACTGGACCTTGAAAAAAAATATCCTTTTGATGATCCAACAATCAATTCAGGTTTTGCCGTTACAAAAACTTTTCACCACCCAGATTTTGCTAACGTAAGGCATCGATTTTTTCATTTAGACAATATACCAAATCCATCTAATGAGTTTGATAAAAATCATATCATTACAACAATGATATATCTAAACGATGACTATGAATTTGGCGAAATAAAGTTTTATAATAAAAATTACGGTTTTGTGTATTATAAACCAGAGGCGGGAGATGTTTTAGTCTTTCCATCATTTTACCCATTTTATCATAATCCCAACATGCCAGTTGGACAAAATAGATATGCAATAAGATCTTCCTATGATGAAGTTGTAGACAATTCATTATTATTAAATAATGCGACAAAGTTTGAAAATTATATAGACAAAGATGAATATTATATGTATAATAGTGGCAAAACAGAAGTTTTGTATATAAATGGAAAAGATTTATAATGACTATCTTTTTATTGGGATTAATGCTAGGATTTACTATTGGGTATCCGCTTGGATTATTCATTGACAAATGGGACAAAAGGATTAAAAATGGCGGAAGATAAAAACACACTTCAATTAATTAGTGATATAACAGAGTTCAATGATCTACATGAGTATATGCAGGATGAGCATTTAGACAAAGCGTTGGCCATTGTTGTAAAGCTATTAATGACGCCAGACGTGCCGTCAGCAAAAGCCCCTATGCTTATTATGGAACTTCAAGCAATGTCCACTAAGTTTGCCGTAATGTCTTCTGTGTATTCAACTATTGCTAAGGATAAAGCGGGAACTGTAAATAATAATAAGAAGAACGTTTACTATTCAGTAAAGGAGTCCATAGACAAACTTGTAGATGCACTTAAGTATGTCGTTAGGTACAACTCATAGATGGCTAGAGATATTGTAAAGAATCTTAAATTTAAAAAACATACTGGAAAGTTTTTTGACCCAGAAAAATTTGCATCATTACTTGATGAGTCATATCGTAATACTAAAAGAGCAGATGGGCAAATGACAAAGAAATCATTTAGCCCAAGCTCACTTGGATACGGGCATGGAACATGCCCTAGGTATTGGTATATGGCTTTTTCTGGTGCGGTATTTATTGATGATAACGATGCGGTAGCCGTTGCAAATATGGCACAGGGAACTCAGGCACACGAAAGACTTCAAAAGCTTATTGCAACAATGCCAGAGTGGAGAGCGGAAGAAGAGGAAATTGTAAACGAGTATCCTCCCATTAGGGGCTTTATAGATCTTATTATGGAGTATGATGGCGAAACAGTAATTGGTGAAATAAAAACGGCTAAGCAAGAGGTTTGGGATACTCGCCAATCAGAGATGAAATCATCCGCAAACCACATGCTACAGCTACTTACATACATGAAACTAAAAAATGCAAAAGAAGGTTTTTTCTTATACGAGAATAAAAATACTCAAGAGATACTTATTATTCCAATTTCAATGAATGAAAAGAATAAGCAGATAATTGAAGAAGCATTTTTATGGATGCAAGAGGTATACGACAATTTTAAAGAAGGCGATTTGCCAATGAGGCCAGCTGGATCTTCAAAATCAAAGATGCCATGTACCTACTGCCCAGTTAAAAAAGCTTGCTATGATAAATCTGGACCAACTGGAACTGTACAAATAGAATTGTATCAGGTGCCTAAAATATGATTTGCGCTAATGTGGATTGTAAAAAAGATTTTGAATCAAAAACCCATAATCAAAAATATTGTTCAGATGAGTGTTGCAGGGTTGCAACCAATAAAAGAATTATGGAAAAATATTATGAAAAAAAAGCCATTAAAAAAGGTGCAGTCAGGCTATGCAAAAAATGTAAAGCTCAGTTAAGTAGATACAACTCTGATCATATATGCTCCTCATGTCTTAAAAAAACAAATTCAAAATCAGTAAAATTGTTGAAAGAGATTTTAAATGAAATTGGCTAGCTTAATAAAAACTAAAGCAAACAGAGTTCTTGGCATAGATGCTTCAACAAACTCAATAGCTTTTTGTTTAATGGAAGATAACATTCCCATCAAATGGGGAAAGATCAATCTTGTTGGCGAAGATATATATGAAAAAATTTATGATGCTAAAAATAAAATGGCAGTAATGCTAGAAGGATTAAAAAGTGATTATATTGTTGTAGAAGGTGCCGTACTTGTCAGATCACCCGATGCTGTGATAAAATTGTCTTATGTCTATGGGGTTGTTATTGCTGAGCTTATGTCTACTGGTGCTAAGGTTATTACTATTAGCCCATCCGCGTGGCAGGCGTACATTGGTAACAAAAATCCAACAAAAGATGAAAAGTCTGCAATCAGATTAGCAAATCCAGGCTACGCAGATTCATGGTATAAAAATCAATTAAGAAATATGAGAAAACAAAGAACTGTAGATTATTTTAATGTTAAGTATGGCTTATCATTAACTGATTTTGATGTTGCCGATGCCTTTGGTATTGCACATTATAGCAATCAGGTTCTAACTAAAAGATGACACACCAATCAGATTTTGTTTTATCTATTTTAGGCAATAAAAAAAATGGTGTTTATTTAGAAGTTGGTGCTGGTGACTATAAAGATATGAGTAACTCATATCTTTTAGAAAAAGAATACGGATGGTCGGGCATAGGGATAGAGATAGATTCAGCCCTTTGCAAAGATCATGCTATTAATAGAAGTAATCTATGTATCAATAAAGATGCATTAACAATAAACTATCACGAATACCTGCCATCCATAGCTATAAATAAAAGAATTGATTATTTGCAAATTGATATAGATGATGACCCAAAGTATGCAAACCTACTTGGCCTAATAAATGTTCCACTAAATGAATACAGATTTAATGTAATAACATTTGAGCACGACCTTGTTAGATCTTATAAGTTTAAAGACATGAGGGACGCACAGAGAGAAATACTTGACTCGTTAGGATACGTTTTAGTAGTTCCTGGAATTGCGGAGGACTGGTGGGTAGATGGTAGAGTTATGGGCTATGAAAAATATGGATGGGCCTTTGAGGCATATCAAAAAGCAATGGCATTTTGATGAAACTTTATCAAAGCAAAGATTGGCTACATAGAAGATATATAGTTCAGAAGAAGACAGTTACAGAAATAGGTAAAGAGTGCAGAGTCTCTGCTATGACCATACAGAGATATTTACAAGAGTTTGGATTGTTGAGAAAAAAATGAGCGAGTACCCAAACAAGGCTGGCGGATATCAGGCATGGATAACAGACCTTCAATTAATTGCAACTGACGCACCTTCAGGACATAAGATAATTAGAGAGTGTCTAGAGATTGCAGAGATGTTAATAAAAAAGAATATCTCATATGGAAACTCAGCCCTAGATCCAGTAAGAATATTTTCAAAAGCTGACCCAACTGAGCAGATAAGAGTAAGAATTGATGATAAACTTAATAGAATTCAAAATGACCAGGCATTCCCTGGAGACAATGATATCGAGGACCTAATTGGTTATTTGATATTACTAAGGATATCTAATGAACTTCATGGGGTTTGATACAAAAAATTCTACAGAGATTAACGGTAAAATTTGGTTATATAAAAATTTTTTATCTGAGGATGAATGCAAAATTGAAATTGAAAAAATTAAAAATGGTAATATTAATAAAATTACAGACAATGGCGCAAAACAAATAAATTTTGATAATAAATTTATAAAAGACAAGCTAATAAAATTAATGAAAGAAGATGCTTATATTGGAGATATTGCGGCATACGATACTCCAATCAATAAATTTTGGGCACTGCATACAGACCTTGAGGGAGAAACAAATAAAAATTATAATAAGCAGTGGGGAATTGTTGGATATCTAAATAGTTTTGAAGGAGGGGAGCTGTTATTCCCAGAATATGGAATTATTGTTAAACCAGAACCAGGAGATCTTGTTATACATCATGCAAGTAATAGCCATTCAGTAGCTCTTACAAAATCAGATAATAGGATCACATACACAGCTGAAATATACACAATAAATACTGATTTGCCACCAATAGAAAGACAAAAAGCAATTGACTTTTTAGTCAACTAGAAGTATAATAAATAATATGACTAATGAATTAGAGCCAGCAGCGCATTTTGATCGCATGAATAAAGTGGTTCAAGAATTATTAAAGGGCAACTCTGCAACTCAAATTGCTTCTATAACTGGGTTTACACGTAAAGAGGTTCTTGAATATGTTGATGAGTGGAAGTCTGTAGTTCATAATGATACCAATTTGAGGGATCGTGCACGAGAGGCCATATCTGGTGCAGATGAACACTATGCAATGCTTATTAAAGAAGCATGGAAAACCGTAGAAGATGCAGATACTCAAGGCCAGCTAAATGTAAAAGCAGGAGCCCTCAAGCTTATAGCAGATATAGAGACCAAAAGAATAGCAATGCTTCAGTCCGTAGGTGTTTTAGAAAATACTCAGATGGCATCACAGATTGCAGAGACAGAAAGGAAGCAGGAAGTCTTGGTCGGAATCTTGAAAGAGGTTACTGCTGGGTGTCCTAAGTGCAAAATGGATGTTGCAAAAAGGCTTTCTCAAATTACTGGTATAGTTGAGTCAGTAAATATTCACGACGCAGAGGTAATAACAAATGTTCAGTAACAAAAATTTTATAAAGCTTGGAGAAGACATATATGTTTTTCATAACTTTGCTTCAAGTGATACCTGCGATTTAATTTGTAGAGACATTGAGCTTAGCAAAGATGAAGACTGGAGGGAACTCTACTTTCAGAGATATATGTCAAAGATTATAATTTCTGATCACATAGAGGGCTTAAGAGACAGCGTTGCACTACTATTAACAAATAATCTTGAAATGGCAAGAGGACTAACAGTTCAGAAAATGATGAAGGGTTCATATTTTGGACCACACTCTGATGACTATGAATTTTTAGATATGATGAAGGCAATTGCCTCATATGTTGATGGTGAAGAGTATGACATTGTTAAGTGTAATGCTTTTGGATTTGTTGTATATTTAAATGATTTTGAAGGTGGAGAGATTGAATATCCAAATCAGAACATTAAGTATAAGCCTATAAAGGGAGACCTATTAATTCACGGGGCACACAATAGATGTAAGCATCAAGTCAATAAAGTGTTAAGCAATAAACGTTATTCCTATGGAAATAGCATTTATGAGATAAAAAAAGTTAAAAAAGGATCTTTAAATAGTGAAGGCAAAGCTAATGTTTAACCAAGATAAATTTAAAAAAATTGGCACAGAGATATATGTATATCATAACTTTATGAGTGATGAAGAAGCAGACGCCGTCACAGTGTATCTAGATGGCCTTGCCCCAGAAGACTATTGGCAACCCCACCCAGAAAAAAGATTTAAAGTAAAAGAAGAAAAGGGCGTCAAGTCTTTAGAAGAAATTAGATCAAGGATTAAGTCTTTGCTTGATGACGGATATTATGTTGGAACAAATACACATCCCCACAAACTGTTAAAAGGAACTAAAAGATATGCCCATTCTGACAAGGAAGAGTTTGTAGAAGCATCAAAAGCCTCTGAGTCTTATGTTGACGGCGAAGAGTTTGATTACGCCGACGGTATGGATATGGGAATGTATATATTCTTTAATGATTTTGAAGGCGGAGAATTTTATTATGAAGATCAGGGAATTACATATAAGCCATGCAAAGGCGACCTAATATTCCATAGCCCAGAAGATCACTGCAAGCATTCAACTAAAGAAGTTTTAAGTGAAAAGTATTATGCTTGGCCAAACCATATATATCATATGGTCAAAGTTCCAAAAGGATATGTTCCTGCTGGACACCCTTTAACTAATTCGATGGGAAGATAGCATGTCATTTGATTTTTCAGACTTAATTGACATACTAGACGGCGAAGAGTTTGAAGAAAAGCCAGTAGACCTTCGTACATTTGTAAATGACCCCAATTATTTGGGCCTACCTCCCCTATCGGAATATCAATATCTATTAATTGAAAAAAGTTCACAAATATATAAAGAGTCTACTTTAAAAAAATTATTTGGTGAAGATGAAGGTCATATAAGATTTAAACAAACTGCTAATGAAGTTGTAGCTCAACTAGGGAAAGGTTCTGGAAAAGATTATTGCTCTACAATTGCGGTGGCGTATATAGTTTATTTATTATTATGCCTAAAAGACCCAGCAACATATTATGGTAAACCACCAGGCGATTCGATTGATATTATCAATATTGCTATTAACTCACAGCAAGCAACAAACGTATTCTTTAAAGGTTTTAAAAGTCGCATCGATAAATCCCCATGGTTTATTGGTAAATATTATTCTAAAGCATCTGAAATTCAATTTAACAAAGCCATAACAGTTCACTCTGGTCACTCAGAAAGAGAAGCCTGGGAAGGATATAACGTTATAGTTGTTATTCTTGATGAGATTTCTGGTTTTGCTATTGAAAATACTACTGGGCACGATCAAGCAAAAACAGGTAGCGCAGTATATGATATGTATAGGGCTTCTGTAGACTCACGCTTTCCAGACTTTGGAAAAGTAATTTTACTTTCATTTCCAAGATTTAAAAATGATTACATTCAGCAAAGATATGATGCTGTTGTTGGGGAAAAAGAAACAGTGGTTAGAGATCATAAATTTAAGATGTACGAGGAGCTACCAGATGGAACAGAAGGCAATGAGTTTGAGATACAATGGGAAGAAGATCATATAATATCTTACAAGATCCCTAAAGTTTATGCCATTAAAAGACCTACGTGGGAGATAAACCCAGTAAGAAAAATTGACGATTTTAAAACAGCATTTTATACAAATCCAACTGATGCTCTTTCAAGATTTGCCTGCATGCCACCAGACGCAGTAGATGCATTTTTTAAATCAAGAGAAAAAGTAGAAAAAGCTTTTAATGTTGGCGCAATTGCAGTAGATAATTTTGGAAGACTTGAAGAATGGTTCTTGCCAGACCCAGATAAAAAATATTACATACATGTAGACTTAGCCCAAAAGCATGATCATTGTGCTGTAACTATGGCTCATATAAATAAATGGGTAAATGTCAAGGTTACAGACACCTACTCTCAGCCAGCCCCAATAGTAGAAGTAGATGCTGTGAGGTACTGGACACCAACTAAAGATAAATCGGTAGACTTTACAGAAGTAAAAGACTACATTCTTTCTCTTAAGACAAGAGGATTTAATATAGCAATATGTACCTTTGACAGATGGAACTCTCATGATATGATGCAACAACTAAAACAATACGGCATCAATACGGAGATTCTGTCTGTCGCTAAAAAGCATTATGATGATATGGCAATGGTTGTTGCTGAAGAAAGATTAATTGGTCCCCACATACCGCTACTCATAGATGAGCTATGCCAACTCAGAATTATGAGAGATAAGGTTGACCACCCTAGAAAAGGTTCTAAAGACTTGGCAGACGCTACTTGTGGCGCCATATTTAATTCTATAAGCAGAACAAGATTTGACGGCAATCAAGAAATTAATATACATACGTACGAATCAATGAACTATGACAATGATTTTGGGTCTAAGGATGACCCAGATACAACATCTTATAATATGATTAGGGCACCAAGAATGCCTGAAGATTTAAGAGAAGCAATGGACAGGATGATGATAATATGAGTACGTATCAAGAAAAAGCAAAAGAATGTAAGTGTTGTGGAAAGCATGTCCCGCTCCCAACAGTCTTAAGAGAATATAATGGAACTATTGTTTGTCCAACAACATTTGCAAACATATTAGAATATAAAAGACTTTGGGACTCTTATGAGTCAAGGCCCATGGGATCAATCAGAAAACATTTTTCAGAATATGTGCAACAAATTGTAGAAAATTCTATTGACAAAAATAATGACGCTCCACTATAATATAACTAGGCAACAGTAGCTTAGTTGGTTAAAGCCCCGAACTCATAATTCGGTAATCGTAGGTTCAAGTCCTACCTGTTGCACACCTCTGTAGCTCAGCGGAAGAGCAACAGACTTCTAATCTGTTGGTCGCTGGTTCGATTCCAGCCAGGGGTACGCCCCCTTAGCTCAATTGGTAGAGCAACGCACTTGTAATGCGTAGGTTGACAGTTCGATTCTGTTGGGGGGCTCAAAATAGAAGGGAATGGTATACTGATAATTATGGAATTTATACATAAACATATAGTTATTTGTGACATTAGCAAGGACATTGATTTTAAAAAAATCTTTAATTGTTTTAATGCGATTGATGAAAAATTTTTACCTGTCGGACATAGAACTCAATTGACCATGAAAATAGACTTTTATTCGGACGAATTTATATCTGAAGAGCAGTCTTATTTAAAGCAGTTAGTAAAAAACAAAGTTCACCCCATAGTCTATGATTTTATGCAAAAGGTTGGAGTAAATCGTGATGAATATTCTCATTTTCCAAATATTCTTGGATCTAAGATGGTGCCAGGAAGCAAGATGGAATCACACTTTGATCCAGAAGATGCAGTTGTTTATTTATTGTATCTAAACGACGGCTTTGAAGGCGGGGATTTAGTTTTTGATGATTTAGACATAACCTTTAGCCCAACAGCAGGCAAACTTTTTATATTTTATAGTAAATATAAGCATCACGTAACAACGCTTAGCGGAAAAGAAAGGTACACATTAAGCTCAGGGTTCGCCACAAAAGAATCCCTGGTAAACTTTAAGCCTTCGGTTTAATTAAATAATAGTATAATGGAGTATAATGAAAAACATATTAATTTTAGGCGACTCTCACACAACAAGATTGGGCTACTGCGCTGCCCAATGGTTTTTAAAAAATATAGAGTCTACTAGAGCGGCTGAATGTAACGCACAATATAACATAAAAACACTAGATGAAAATGGCTATACTATTTTCATGAAAGACACGCTAGTATCACGTGAAGATGACACCTGTAAAATATTAATGTCTGGGCATTCTGGAAGATCTGCATATAGCTATGACTTTGATAATTTTGCAAGCGGTACTCAAAAAGAAATATTAAGTGAATGGAATATTAAGGATAATATTTTTATTCCCTGGCTTGGGTACATAGACTGCAGGAATCATTTGCCAAACAAAACTATAAAAAATTATGCGGATGCAGAACAGGTTGTTTCAAGATATATAGACAATGTTATGAAGAAATTTGATAAATGTAAGGTTATTTTTATGGAACCTATCCCACAATTTATAACAATTGTAACAAGTAGCTGGAGATTTTCAGAGCTGGACCCAGACCATGAATTTGAGGAAAGGCACGAGCAGTATTTAAATTTTGTTAAAGAATTAAGAAAACAGTGCTTGGAAAGGGGCTTAGAGGAACCAATAAGTGTTAGCAAAATTTTGGGGACAGATATGATAGAGCCCTGGATGCAGCCCAAAAGCCCACTTTCAATGTATTTAAATGATCACATGAGGCCAGAGCAATATGAAAAGATTTTGTCTTATATATATAGCAAATTTTAATAACTTTTGATATACTGTAGTATATCAAATATACAAGATAATAGGAGATAAAAATGGCAACAGGAGTAAGACATCCAAATGCAGTAAAAGTTCTATCAGTAGCAAAGAAATTTGTAGATGAGAAATATGTAGAAGAGGGCGACAACCTAACAATTATGGGCAAATGGTATGGACTTAATGGACAACCATGGTGTGCAATGTTTGTTTCATATTGCTTTGATCAATCTGGCCTAGTTAATCTAGTAGCAGCTCAATCTAAAAAGGGTTTTGCATCATGTGATGCTGGGCTAAAATACTTTGCAAAAAATAATCAATTGGTTCCAGTTGGTCAAGCACAACCAGGAGATATAGTATTTTTTCAATTTGATAAAGATGCTGAGCCAGATCACGTAGGAATTGTATATTCTAATGATGGCAAAAACCTTATATGTTTTGAAGGAAATACTAGCGGAGACACTAAGGGGTCACAGTCAAATGGCGGAGGGGCTTACAAAAAGAAGCGTTCATATTCATTAGTAATGGGAGTTGTTCGTCCAAATTGGGACGCGCCAGCACCAAAACCAGCAACTGTAAAAGCAGTAGTAAAAGCACCAGTAAAGAAGGCTAAGTAATTATGAAGAAGGTGGGACTAGTAGTCTTAGGGTTGATGCTAGTCCTATCAACTTCTCAATCGGAAGCAGCTAATAAATCTTATATAACAGTACAAAAAGCAATTGATTCAATTAAAGTTGCAGATGAAGTTCGCACAGGATACGTTAGAAATAAGTTTAAGCATTGGATTACAATTAGCCGTGTAGGACAATTAGGATGTGATTCACGCAAGTCGGTTATTATTGATGAAGCTTTAATTAAACCAACAATTGGAAAAAATTGTGCATTGATTGGCGGAAAGTGGTTAAGTATTTATGATAATGTTGAAGTTACGGATGCTGGAAAATTAGATGTAGACCACATGGTTCCTTTGGCAGAAGCCTGGGATTCAGGTGCTTCTTTGTGGACAGATTTACAAAGACAACAATATGCAAATGATATGGTAGACCCAAGACATTTAATTGCAGTAACGGGTTCATCAAATAGATCAAAATCAGATCAAGACCCCGCCGATTGGATGCCAACAAACAAATCTTATGCATGTGAGTATATTGCAAACTGGGTTGAGATTAAAGTTAGATGGTCTTTATCTATAGATGCAAAAGAAAAAGCGGCATTAATTTCTAATTTAAAGGGATGCAAGGCGATAAAGATACTTGTAACTCCTATTACGAAATGATATAATATTAACTATGCCAGTATACGAATACAAATGCTCATACGATGATGCACATGCGACTATGTCAATGCATAGATCTATTGTCGATGCAGATCCAGGATACACTTGTGTAGAATGTGAGTCTGAAATGATAAGACATTTTACTCCATTTGGTATACAGTTTAAGGGTAATGGCTTCTATAAAACAGATAATCCTAAGTAGTTTAAACTAACATTCTGCTATAATTACTAAGTAAACAAAAATATTGTTTTACTTGGGGGATCCTCAGTTGACTAGAAAGATTCAGTACTTTTTAACCAGTCTATTTATTGTGGGCTGGCTTTTTCTTTTCGGGCCAAGCGTTGCCTATGGCGATGAAGTTCCAGCACCCGCCGAACAAGTTGTAGTAAGTCCCGCACAGGCTGCAGTCAATACAGCGCTTGCAACAGCAACCACAGAAGTAGCCCAAGCAGCACAAGCCTCAGATACAGCAACTGCAACAATTGCAACAGCAGTACAGGCAGTAACAACATCTAACACAGCCGTAACTGCTGCAACTACTGCAGTAACTTCAGCAACTACTGCGGTAGCGGAAGTATCAAATGTGTCTACGGCGGTAGAAACAGCAACTGCGGTTACACAGGAAGTTACATCAGCTGTAACAGCCGTTACCCAAGCAGTAGCAGCGATCCCAGTAAGTGCTACAACTCAAACCACAGAAGTTGTTGTAGCCCAAACTGCCGTAACGGCAGCAATCCCAGTAGTTGAATCTGCAACCGCAACAGTTATAGCAACAGCAACCCCTTTAATGACGGAAACGCCAACCACCGTTACTCAAGTGGCCACCGCAATTACAACAGAAGTAGCACAGGCCGCAACAGCCTCTACTGCAATACAGGTAGCTCAGGCAACAATAGATACCGCAACTGCCACAATAGCAACGGCAACCACGGCGGTAGCAGCAGTAACTCCCGCAACTACAGAGGCACAAACACAGTTAACTCAGGCAAATGTTGCAATTAATACTGCTCAAGATGCAGTAAATGCTTTGGTAGCTACAATTGGCACAACATCAAATGTTTTATCAAATACAGATGATGCTGGTGTTCGTATGAACCTTCCATTTAATTTACAAATGGGTGGAGTAACATATTCAAATGTTTATGTTGGATCTAATGGAACAATTATGTTTGGAGTAAATCAAGGCACAAATTATTCATCAACTCCAACTGCTCCTTCTATTTCTGTAGCGGGATACGACTGGACTACATGGAGTAATGGTTCTGGTATTACTTATTCAACAACAACAAATACCTTATCTATAGCATGGGATGTTAGAGTATTCCCATTAACAACAGCAGAAACACAGATGACTCAGATTCGTTTTAATGCAGATGTAAATCCAGCAGATGGTGCTTGGGCAGCAGACATTAATGTTACTGGGCCTATACCAAACGGAACAAGATTTAACGTAAGGGAAACTGCTGGAGGAGTAATAACTGCTACTCCAGATACAAACCCTGGCGCTGGATACAATGCAACAATTAGTCAAGGCGCTGTATTTACTCCTACTCCCGATCCAGATAATGCAACAGTGTTGGCAGCAATTGATACAGCAAATGCACAAATTGCTACATTAAACTCAGCAGTTACGGCAATTGTTGCAACAAATACAGCAAATATAACAGCCGCAGTAGCAATTCCTGTAATCGCTACTGTTTCTGCAAACACTGTGACTGCATTAACAACAGCAACTACAACATTAACTGAAAAAGTAACGGCCCTTGCTACAGTTTCTATTGCAGTTGAAACTGTAGCAACTGCTCCAACAATAATTGCAGCAGCACAAACAGTAATTGAGTCTTGTCCAGCACC